TTTGCTGGTGAGCGGGAATATCTCGGACCAGAACGGCGCCCATGGCACGTTGGCGGCGCTGCGCACGGCCTATGACCAGCACCAGCACGCGGATGCGACGGGCGGAATGACGGGTGGACCGTCGGAGATTGTATGATGGCAGATCTGGCCTTGCAGTTTGGCGGTGACCTGGCGGTGGGGCCGACCGGGGATTTGTTGCTGAGTGACGGCGCGGCGCTGACGCAGCAGCGTGTGCTGCGGCGGTTATTGTCCAACCCTGGAGATTACATCTGGCAGCTCAGTTATGGCGCCGGACTTGGGCGGTATGTCGGGCAGCCTGGCGCGCCCGCGGCGATCGCAGGGGTGGCGCGCACGCAGGTCTTGCGCGAAGCCGCGGTGGCGGCCAGCCCGGCGCCGCGCGTGACCGTGGCGGCGCAGGCGGATGGAACGGTGAATCTGTCGCTGAGCTATACCGATGCGGCGGCGGGCGAAACCTCGGCACTTACGTTTTCGCTGTAGGATCAAATGAAATTAACGCTTCAGAATTTCTCCACGCTGGTGGAGGGGATGGCGGCTGCCGTGCAGGGCGCGGCGGCGAGCCTGCTGGATTTGACCGTGGGTTCGGTGCTGCGCGCGATTTTGGAGGCCAATGCGTCGGTGGCGCTGTGGCTGCAATGGCTGATCGTGCAGGTGTTGGCGACCACCCGGCTGGCGACCAGCACGGGCGCTGATTGTGACAGCTTCGGCGCGGATTTTGGCTTCACGCGGCTGCCCGCGGTGGCGGCGAGCGGGCAAGTGACGTTTTCGCGCTTTACGCCCAGCGTGGCGGCGCTGGTGCCGGTGGGCACGCAGGTTTCCGCTGTTGGCAATGGGCAGGGTTTCGTTGTGGTGGCCGATGCGGGCAATGCCGCGTATAGCGCCGCGAACAATGGTTATCAGTTGGCGGCGGGGATCGCCAGCGTGACCGCGACCGTGGCGGCGCTGGTGCCGGGTAGCGCGGGGAATGTGCAGCCGGGCGCAATTTCGGTGGTGAACAGCGCGATCGCCGGGGTGGACGTTGTGAGCAATGCGCTGGCCTTGACCGGCGGCATGGATGCGGAGAGCGACGCCGCGTTCCGTGCCAGGTTTGGCAATTATCTGGCGAGTTTGAGCCGGGCGACGGCGCAGGCGATTGGCAGCGCGATCGCGGCCATTCAGCAGGGGTTGAGCTTCGTCATCACCGAAAACATCAATCAGGACGGCGTCACGCAGATGGGGCATTTCGTGGTGACGGTGGATGATGGCAGTGGCAATCCGCCGGCCAGCCTGTTGGCCACGGTGCAGCAGGCGGTGAATGCGGTGCGCCCGGTGGGCAGCAGCTTTGCGGTGCAGGGGCCGGTGGTGGTGCCGGCGAACGTGGCGGTGACGCTGGTGACCGCGAATACCGCGGTGCATGCGGCGGCGATCGGCAGCGTGGCGGTGGCGATTGAAAACTATATCGCCGCGCTGCCGGTGGGGGCAACGTTGAGCTACACGCGGCTGGCGCAGCTGGCTTATGACGCCTCGGGTGCGGTGACGAACATCTCCACCTTGTTGCTGAACGGCGGCGCGGCGGATTTGGTGCCGCCACTATTCGGCGCGGTGCGCGCCGGCACGGTGACGGTGGCCTGAGATGATTGGCGATACGAGCGATATGCTGGCCCGGCTGAAGCAGGTGCTGCCGGGGCGGTGGTTTTCGGACAGCGCCTCACCGGTGCTGGATGCGCTGCTGGGCGGGTTGGCTTCGGCCTGGAGCGGGCTGTATGCGCTGCTCGGGCAGGTGAAGGGGCTGGCCCGGCTGGCCACGGCGAGCGGGGTGTTTCTGGACATCGCGGCGCAGGATTTCTTTGGCTGCAATCTGCCGCGGCGCGTGGGGGAGGCGGATGCGGCGTATAGCGCCCGGCTGCGCGCCAATCTGGTGGCGCCGAGGGCGACGCGGGCGGGGCTGGTGCAGGCGTTGCAGACGCTGACGGGTCGGACGCCGAAGATCTTTGAGCCGCTGAACGCCACGGATACGGGCGGCTATAATGTGAATCTCGGTTATAACGCGATGGGTGGATATGGCAGCATGAATCTGCCGTATCAGTTTTTCGTCACCGCATATCGGCCGAATGACCTGCCGATCAGCAATGCGGGCGGCTACAATGAGGGGCCGGGCGGGTATGGCGCCGGGCTGCTCGCCTACGCCACGACCGAGGAGTTCGCCGGGAATATCGGCGACGATGAGATTTACGCCAGCATCGCGGCGGTGATTCCCGCCGCCTGCATCGCCTGGACGCATATTTCCAACTGAGGACCATTTATGGATCGTAATATTGTCTATCCCGGGAGCATCCCGCTGGATACGGATATACTTTACCCCAACCGCAACGCGATGATCGGCCTCGCGGCGCTGACGGCGGCGACGCTGGGCAGCAACACGGTGGTGGATGGGCTGGCCTGTACGCCGACATCTCCCGCCTCGATGACCGTGGTGGTGGGGCCGGGCAGCATCACGCAGCTCTCACCGCTGGACGCCACGGCCTATGGCTCGCTGGCGGCCGACGTGACCGACCAGGTTGTGAAAACCGGCATCAACTTGCAGGCAACGAATTTCACGCTGGCGGCGCCGGCGAACTCGGGGCAGGCCATCAATTACTTGATCGAGGCGGCGTTTGCGGAGACCGATACGGCGGCGGTGGTGCTGCCTTATGTGAACGCGGCGAATCCGGGCCAGCCTTATTCGGGGCCGAATAATGCGGGCACTGCGCAGAACACCCAGCGCGTGCAGCGCGTGCAGTTGCAGGTGAAGCCAGGCGCCGCGGCGTCGGCCGGAACGCAGACCACGCCCGCCGTGGATAGCGGTTGGGTGGGGCTGTATGTGGTGACGGTGAATTATGGGCAGACGGCGATTGCCGCCGCCAATATCGCCACGCTGCCGGGCGCGCCGTTTCTGGCTTACAAGCTGCCCGCGCTGCGGCCCGGTTTTTCGAGCATGCAGGTGTTCACGCAGTCAGGCAATTTCGTGGTGCCGAATGGCGTGAGCACGGTGAAAGTGACCGTGATCGGCGGCGGTGGCTCGGGCGGGTATCACAGCACCATGCCGAGCGGCGGCGGCGGCGCGGGCGGGCGGGCCAAGGGCATCGTGACCGGGCTCACGCCGGGGCAGGTGATTGCGGTGACCGTGGGCGCGGGTGGCGCCGCGCCGACCAGCCCGCAGAATGGCAACACGGGCGGGACGTCGAGCTTTGGCGGCTATATGTCGGCCAGTGGCGGCGTGGGCGGAAATGGCGGCACGGCGGCGAACTTCTCCAATGCCGGTGGCGCTGGCGGCACAGCCTCGGGCGGGCAGCTGAACATGACCGGCTCCGACGGCTCGGATGCGATCGTGGCCGGTTCGCATGGTGGCGATGGCGGCGGGCCAGGCAATGGGCGCGGGGCGAGCGGGCCGCTGTCGGGCTTCAGCGGCCATAGCTATGGCGGCGGCGGTGGTGGTGGCGGGATGACCACCAGCGGCACCCCCGTGGGCTCGCCGGGCGGGGCGGGCGCCGCCGGCGTTGTGGTTGTGGAATACTAAGAGGAGGGCGGAATGCCGACGGTTGCAAACCATTTATGGCGCCCCTCCAACGCGCGCTATGTGCAGATTGACGGGTTCGTGCCGACGCCGCGCGGGGCGGCGGTGGCGCCGCCCCTGGCGCTGGCTTGGCCGGTGAAGGACCCGGGAGACACGCTGGACTATGTGTTCGACATCGCCCCGGCGCTGGCGGCGAACCCTGGCGATGCGATCGCGACGCTGGATGTTGGCATCAGTCCGAATAATCCAGGTGATCTGACATTGGCCTCGGCGGCGGCGGATGGCGCGCGGGCGGTGATGTGGCTAACCGGCGGGCAGGCCGGGACGCTCTATACGGTAACGGTGAGCGTAACCACCGCGGGCGGGCGGGCGCTGGTGCGCAGCATCGCTCTGCCGGTGCAGCCGCTCTCATCCGCGCCGGTGCCGGTGAATGCGCTGCAGATGCCTGGCGGCCAGGCTCTGACGGGGCCCGCGGGGCTGCCGATCACCACGAACTGAGGATATTGCATGACCACGATTGCACAATTGCCGCCTGCGGCGTCGGTGTCGGACAGCGACGAGATCGCGATTTATCAGAACGGGCAGACGCTCTCGGCCACGCGTGGGCAGATGATCGCCGGGACGCAGCCGGCATTGTCACTGCCGACCAACACGCTGTTGGGCAATGTGACGACGGGAACGGCGGCTCCATCAGCGATCACGATCGGGGCGAATCTTGCTGTCTCGGGCACGACATTATCGGCCACGGCGGCGCCGTTCGTGATTCCGCAGCTCGCGGCGGGGGCGACG